GTGACGGTCTCGGTGTCGCCGGTGACAATCGGGGTCGTCGCCGCGATCGTGGTGATGACGTCCTCGTCGTAGTTGACCGGCCCACCTGGCTGCTCGAGAATCGTCGCCGGGGCAGTCAGCGCACCGGAAGTTGCACCGTTGAACTGGTGCGTGATCGTGCGCCCACTAACCATGTTGGCGCCTGCTGTCGTCGAGCCGAACGTCACCACCGTGTTGATCAAGGCGTCGTCATAACTGATTTCGATTTCGAGACGATCGTTCGCTGAAAGCGCGATGTCGTTGGTGGCGAATCGCCATGACACCGCCGCCGTCGCCGAGCTCGACCCGACCTGCGTGTCGATTGCCGCCCCACCGGAGAACGCTGTCGCAATGGTTGCGACTGTGCTACCGCCGGAGTTCACCTGGCGGATGACCAACTGCATCGTCACGTTGCTCGTCGCCGCGCTGACATAGAAGTCGTGTTTGAAGTCCCATTGACCGGCCGGAATGGTCTGTGCTTGTAGCGCTGCGGTCGACCAGATCACGCCGTCGCCGCCCGCCGAGACTGTTTGTCGGATCGGTGAGAGAGGACCGGCGGCGGTGTTCGTCACCAGGTCGTAGGCGGCGGGGGCGGTGCCTCCGATCTGGGCTTTGTAGTAGCGCGGATTGCTGGCCGTGTCGCGGTCGCTGAGTGTGTTGCTCAGGTAGAGCGGGGAGCCCAATGGTGCGACATCGGTGGTGCTGATCGTCTCGGTGAACGTGACGTAGCTGTCCCCGGCGATGCCCGAGGTGTCGCCATTGGAGGTCAGTTTCGCGGTGAAGCCAGCCGCCAGTGTGCCGCCTCCACCGATCATCGAGAACAGCGCGCCGATGCAATCCCCTTTCTTGAAAGCGGTGCTGGTCGGTGTCGCACTGCCGGTTATGAGGGTGTTCGTGGTTCCGACTTCGGTTGTGTTATCGATCGTGCAAATCAGAGTTGCCGTGCCCTCGGGTTGCAGTCGGTAGATCTGGCAGCGTGTGCCGACATTGGCGGACATGCTGCTTTCGAGCATCCATACGTTCATGCTGATCGTGCCGCTGATCGTCACATCGCTAAACAACGGTGTTGACACGAATCGGGCCAGAGGCACCGGGCCCGTTGCTGCCGTGGCAACGTTCGTGCCGGTCGGCCCGCTGCCCATGACGCCGATTCGCATCAGCCCATTGGCGTCCGCGAGGTGCGAGCGTTTCGCTGTATCGGCGCACCATCGGCGCTCTGGTGTGGTGACTTGCAGGAGCTGGAACTGTGTTGCCATCAGCTAGTCCACCAGCGTCGCCACGGCCGCCACGCCGGGGCGGCCACGATGCGATGACCTGACCAGCCGTCGGCAATGAACAGCCAGCGTTTCCATGCTGGTGTCAACAGCCAGGTATCGGTCTGGCGTTCCAGTTCGCGTATGCGCCGCTCGAGATCGCCGGTGCGAGCCATGAGCAGGGCGATGTGTACCTGCGCCTCATCGAGCGACTCGACACGTATCTCAGGCGAGCTTGACACGCATCGTCACATCCAACGAGTCACCATCGTTCAACGTGCGTGAGGCTGAGAGGGCGTTGTAGACGAGGAACTTGCCTGATGTCCCGGATGCGGCGTTGGTGCACAGGAAGGCGTAGGTGACCGGGCCGATCGTGGCCCCGGAGGCGGTGAACGTTTCGACGGTGGCGGTCGCCATATGGTCACCGGAGTCGAGGGCGAGGGTGGGCCAGCCGGTGGAGTCGCGGGTGATCTGCTGGCGGGCGTAACCACCGGTCGAGGGTTCGCTGGTCATTGTCGCCAGCGTCGTCGTATCCGTCGGGGTGCTGTTGAGGAGTCCGAGGTAGAACGTGGTCGGCGCCGTGGCGGCCCGCAGGTAGACATCCAAGATGTTGTTCTCGCCTTCGTCGGCGAGGGCGTTGGGGCGCCACGGCTGCTCGGCCTCGAGCGCCTGCCAGTCGTGGTGGGCGACGTCGAGCTCGCCGAGATCGGATGCCCACACAATCCGGTCGCCGCGACGCTGCCGGTACTTGAACTCGACTAGATGCAACATGATCGCTCCTTCACGAAGTGTCGACCCAAAGGTCGTTGACGGCTGGCGCGGCGGGGGGTTCGTCGTCGACGGTGATCTGCGTCCCCGCCGCACCTGGTGGGCCTTGTGGCCCTGTTGGGCCTTGCGGTCCCGTCGAACCCTGCGGACCCTCGGGTCCTTCCGGCCCTTCCGGGCCTTCCGGACCGGGCGTGCCGGGCGTGCCGGGTGGGCCGGCGATGACCGGGGTCAGCACCACTTCGGAGCCGACCACCGTGGTGGAGACGCCGACCTGTTCGCCGACGATGGTCACAACCCCTTCCACGGCGGTCACGAGGTCACGTCCCCGAACATGCGGATCGTGCCCCGATACCAGGTACGCACCACACCCACCGTCGGGGTCTGCTGCAGATCCCACACCGAACCGGACACGATCAGCTCGGTCTGGACGGGGGTCAACCCGAGCGTCAGCACTCCGGTCGCGGCGTCGGTGGTGTCGATGCTGAACGCGGTGACGAGCTCGTCCAGATGACGCACCTGGGCCGAGAAGGTGCCGGTCAGCGGGTAGGGGTCGCCGCTGTCCTTGTCGACGAAGCTGAACTCGAGCCCGAAGCCGTCGCCGACATACAGGTCGAGATCGAGCACCGCCGGCAGCAGCCCGACACGCATGGTGCTATCCGTCGGCGGCGTCGATCGCTGCCCGAATCTCGGCCTTGGTCCAACTGGTCGACACCTCGACGTCGTGCTCGCCGGCGTAGGCGATCAGCTGGTCCTTGGTCATCGAGTCGAGCGGATTGACCGGCTCGGGCTCTACAGCCGGGGTGGTACCCGCCGCCACCATGACTTCCTCCCACAGTGACGGCGGGTACGACCCCTCGTAATAGGTCGACAGATCCGACACAGCTCAGGCGTGGTCGTAGAGGTGGATCGCCGAGTTCGGGATCGGCCGATAGCCTGCCGCCGCCGCCGCCACCGCGATCTGTCGGCCGAGCACCGACGGTTCGACGGCTTCGAGCACCGGGAACCGGTAGATCGCACCCTCGATCGACATCGAGTTGCCGACCCAGAACGTGTCGTCGGTGATCGCCGGGGTGACGACTACGCGCAGTCCTGCGACCGAACCCTGGAAGCTTGCCGCCGACGACGTGCCGGGAGCATTGACGGGCCCGAGTGTCGGGAAGAACGGCCGACCAGCCAAGTCGACGAGACCGCCGAGACGGGCATAGCCCAGTGGACCCATCACCACCCACTGCGCCAGGTCACCGGTCGCCACATAGACCGCTGCCGATGCGTCGTAGAGCGCGGCGAGGATGTCCGCTGCGGTGGCTGCCGCGGTCACATCGATGTATCCGGTCGACTCTTGCATCTCGGTGATCAACAGCAGGTCGATGGCGTAGGCGAGCCGCTTGTTCATGTGGCCGACGATCACATCCAGCGAGCCTGATACGAGCGAGATCAGCTGCTGGGAGATGTTGAGATATCCGCCGATCGTGACCAGCGGTACGAGGTCGGCGGTGACGTCGAACTTCTTCGACGGCAGCTCGGCCTTCTCGAACCCGAGTGTGCCCCCCGAGCCCTGCTGGCCGACACCACCGGTGGTGAAGTTCGGGTCGACGATCTTGGGGCGCTTCCAATGCAGCGAATCCGCCGACTCGGTGAGACCGAGCGCGGTCGCGAACGGCATCCCACCCGGATACGGGTCGATGATCGGCCCGCGCACGGTGTCCATGATCAGACCGCCGAGATCGCCGGCGGTCGGCACCGTCGTGGTCGCCTCGGTGCCCATGTGCTCGGCGGCACGCTTCATCGCCCGCCCGTAGCGCATGCGGGCATCGTCGTCGCCCTGGTGCAGCATGTCCCACAACAGGGCCCCTGCCGAGCGGTACTTGGCGTCGGCGAACACGGTCGTCGCATGGGACACGGCGCGCAGCTTGCCGCGCACGACGTCGGCCAACTCCAGATCGTCGGCGACGAGTTCGAGCTGGCTGTCGATCGCCCCGATCCGCGAACGTGCCGAGCGCATCGTCTCCTGTTCGGACTCGGTCAGGTCGCGGCCTTCACCGGCGGCGGCGTCGGCATAGTTCTGGATGAGCTGCTTTTTTTGTTCGCGCTCATCGGTCAGTTGGCGGAATAGCGGATCGTGCATGATCACCCTCTCGCAAGACAGACAGAGAACAGGTCTTGTCGGCTGCGGGGTGTCACGTCCCCCACCGCCTGGGTGTCACGTCCCCCACCGCCTGGGTGTCAGATCACGTCGAGCGTGTCCGGGTGCAGGTCAGCGTGGCGCGGGTGCAGGTCAGCGTGGCGCGGGTGCCGCTTGGTCGAACGTCAACCAGCCAACCACGCCCGGGGCCTCGGCGTCAATCACCCGGTGTCGTGTTGGCGTTGGCGTTCGGATTCGGATGCGACGGCGTATAGACCAGATCGTGCATGTAGTGGGTCCACGTCATCGGACCGTTGAGATTGCAGATCGGAGGCAATCTGATCTCCTCGTCAACCTCGCCGCCGGCATCGCTGCTGTCGTCGCTCATGTCGTCACCTCCAACGATTCGAGGTACTGCTGCCATTCGGCCAGCGCCGGGCGATCCTCGAGCTCGTCGACGGTCGGCGCTTCGCTGCCGGTCACGTCACGGATGGCGGTGATCAACGCCCCGTCGTAGACCGGCATCGGCGTGGCGGCGACATGGGCGATCTTGATCTGCACCCGCGACCGCACCCCGTCGATCACCTTGGGTGCCACGACATCATCGAACATCACCGACAGCCCCCGGTGGGATTCCTCCAGCATCGAACGCACCTTGTCGAGCTGGGCGCCGTTGTAAAGCCGGAAGTCGCACCAGCCGCCGTCGTCGAGCTGCTCCAAGCTGACGGCGTACCCGATGCGGGCGTCCATCGACTCGTCATGGTCGATGTTGAACGAGATCCACCCGGCATTGCCGCGCTTGTGGGCGATCTGCGACATCAGCGTCAAACAGCCCGGCAAGAACTGCTCCCGGTAGCGTTCACCGTTCTCGAACACCATCGCCGGCTCCTGGTAGGGCACGATCCGGCCCCGCACCGACCGCCCATCGGAGCGGATCTTCCAATCGGCTTCGCACACCAACTCGGTCATGACATCGCCCCCTCTGCGAGCGTCTCGTTGTCATAGGGCGCCCAACGTTCCCGGGCGCGAATCTCGTCGACCGTGATCGCCCGCTTCCCATCCGGTTCCTCGATGCCGTGCAGCGTCTGATACGCCCGCGCCCGCTCCTCGAGCGGCGGCTGCGTGTACCGGTCAGGGTCGAACTCGATATCGGTACCGCGTGGCAGCAGCCACAACGACATCGCCCCCGAAAACGACTGGGCGTGGGGGCGCAACGTGCCACGCCAATGCCAATCGGCCAGCATCACCGTCGTCGAGTAGTTCAAACCGTTGTTCTGCGGCAGATTCACCAGCACCGATGGGACACCCATTGCCGCCGCGATCATCTCCAAGTCGAACCACTTGAGATCCAGCAACGCCATGTCCTGGGGTGACATCGTCAGCGTCTCGAACTCGATCCCACCGGACAGCACCGCCGGTGATCCCAACGAGTTGTAACGCGCCGCCATCCACTGGCCCTGCAGCTCGCCGGCCTGCGTCGCCGTCAACTCGTCGGGGTGCTTGAGCACCGCCCACACCCCGTAGCGGGCAATCGCCTGGGCGTAGGCGTCGAGCTCGACCGCCGAGCACACATGCCGCCCGGCCCACATCAGCGGCCCGATCCCACGCCGATGCAACACACCCGGCAACAGCTGATACGGGATGTGGCACACGTCGCCGCGTGGCAGTTCGATGCCGTGGTCGTTCTGGCCGAGATACCAGGAGCCTTCCGGGTCGCGGTAGACCTGGGCCGGGTCCAATGCCACGAACCGCGACGGATACCCGTTCACGTAGCGCGCCGTCGCATAGAGGATCACCTCACCGGCCAGGTAGTACGAGGCGCCGGCCGCTTTCATGAACGCCGACCAGTCCGGATACAACTCCGGCTCCGGCGTCGCATACCACGACGGCAACGGCACCGGCCGCCGATCCTTGACCCCGTAGGCAGGGAACGACGCCAGCTGGCGGGTGTTGAGATCGACACAGGTCATCACCGTCGACACCCGACGCAGATAGCCGCCAGGATTCTGACGCCCATAGCCGTAGCCTGACCAGTCGCCGCCGGTGGGGCCACCCAGTTCACTGAACGGCTCCATCGGCGGCGCCCCCCACGCCTGGGTCATCCCCACCGTGCCAACACCGGGCCAACCCGACCACGCCGAAGCACCCAACACAAAGTTGCCTTCAGCGTTGGTGCTCGAGGTGGGACCGACCGAGATCGGCGGCACATTCGGCCCCGCCAGATTCTCGTTCGGTGTCACCTCGCGGGGATCACCGATATCGCCGGGACGGATCGAACGCAGCCGCGCCGGATACACCGACGACGGTCGACCGCTCACATCACTGCCCCTGGCGTCGACTACTCGTCGGGCGTCTCAGGCTCCTCCGGCTCGGCAGGCTCCTCGGGCTCGACAGGTGTATCGCTCATCGGGAGTCCATCATGACAGGACCGACCCTGATCGGCCAGCGATCTAGCCGATCGACGGTGCCGGCCGAGGCGCATTGGCGGCCCGCAACGCCCAACACGCGGCCCGCACACAATCCGCCCGCGTCCCCAACAACAGTGTCAGACCGCCCGACACGGGTTTCACCCGCACCGCCGCCAACTGCACATCAAGCTCCTCGGTGCGATCATGCACGACGCGGCCGGTGGCGATCAGATGTCGCATCAACGGCAACCCGAACCGGGTCTCAGCCGACCCCGCCCGCTCCACCCGACCACGCACGATCAGATTCGCCCCCACGATCAAACTCGTGTTCCGCTCGCTGGCGAGCTGCTGGCCCTGACGCAGCGCCTCGGTCACATCAGGACACAACCAGCCGTCCAGTTCGAACCGGCCATCCCCGATGTCGGCGACCGCGGCCACCGCCGCACCGTTGCCGTAGTCGTCCTCGACCGCCACCCACACCCGCCGCCGGCGGACACCGTCCGCGACCCGGGCCCGCGCCCAACGCTCCATGTCGACCAGCGTCTCACCATGCCCCGAGACCGTGCGCTCCGACCACACGTTGCCGTACTGGGTGCGGAACGACTCGCCCGGATCGGCCTCGTCCGGGTCGAGCGTCTCGCCGGCCAGTACGACTGCCAGCTTCTGCTCCAACCACCGTTCCCGGTTCGGGCCCCAATGCGGCGACGATGCCCGCCACGCATCCCGATCCTCAAGCTCGAACCCACGCGGTGCCGACCATTCGATCAGCAGCGTCGACTGCGGCACCCACAACGAATCCAACGCCACCGACCGCCGCGTCGGAAACAACCCCGTCGCCTTGCGATGCGCGGTCGAGGTCAACAGCATCTGGGGTGACCGACGCTCCAGCATCGTCGGCTCTAACCCCTCGTCGACCACACCCACTGGCACACCCCACGACTCGTCAACGATCACCAACGAGCCGGCGTAGCCGTAGACGCTGTCTTTGCCACGGATGATCCAGCGAGCCCCCGACTCGGGTTCGGTGATCTGCTCGTTGCCGTTCTGCTCGCGCACCGGATAACCCCGCTCCCGCGCCCACGCCCGCATCTCACGCTGCACTTCCTTCGCGATCGGCAAATCCTTGGCTATATGCAGGATCGTCTGGGGCTCGCCGAACAACTCCGATTGGTGCAGCCGCCACAGGGCGATCGCCTGCAAGACGATCGACTTGCCCGACTGCCGCGACGTCGTGGGCAACACCACCAGCCACACCAGCTGCCCGTCGGCGTCATGCTCGAGCAACCGGAACAGCAACAGGATCTGCCACCAGCGCAACACCCGGTCCGTGTTCGCCGCCAGCCACGCCAACGCCTGCGGCCCATACGAACCCACAGCCGCCGGATGTGGCGCGGTCATGTATCTGGGCCACGTCGCGATCGCCGGAATATCGCGCAGCTCGTCGAGCCACGGTGCCGTATCCCAGATCGCGTCATCCGGCCCTGGTGACGGGTCGACGTCGACTTCGAGCTTCGGTGGAGCGATGAACGATCTGGCCGTCAACGCACCACCTTGCGCCCGATTGCAACGCAAACACACCGGAAGCAGGCGACAACAGCCCGTTCCTTCCTCGTGCTGATGGAGCTTCAACGGAGGCTGATGATCGGTCTCTTCTGCTGGCCGACCGCACCGCCAGCACATGTCGTCTTGGGCCAGCACCCGCCGGCGTTCGCGCTGATACGTCCGACCGTACGGCGACCCAACCCTAGCCATCAGACATCATCCCAGCTCACCGGGGGTACCGCTGTCGAC